TAATTAAGGAGGAGCAATGTCCAAAGGATCTAAACCAAGGCCAATGAACAGAGACAAATTTAATCAAAACTTTGACAAGATTTTTGGCAAAAAAAAGGCGAATAAACTTAAGAGTGATGGCAGTAGAAGCAACAACGATGGTTGCAAAATGCAACAAGAGTAGTATAAGTATGCAACATGCGTTGGCAGTAAATGCAACACATATCCATACACATAACATAACATACTTTTGGCCTACGCTTGCGCTAGGCCAAGAAAGGAGAAAACATGAAGAAAGATTTAAAAATATTTTTAACTAGATTCTTGTGGGACGATGAAGATTACGCAGGACCTAATATTTATGCGCAGAGCATGAAGGAAGCAGAAACGATAGCAGAATATTACGGTTGTGATGTCGTTGGCGAATTAACAGATGTGGTGAGCGAGGAGAGCGAGTGCGCGAGCAAGAAGATACATTAAAGTATTGGTGGATAACTGAGGAAAACGTAGAGAGCGAGAGCGGTTTGATTGAGCAAGCCGTTTGGCATCAGTATAAAGATTTCAAAAAATTAAAACGGGTAGCGTGGAAGTGGTTTAGAGCGCGAGCAGGGCGTAAGGATCTCACGCCTGCGAGCAAGCTAGTTCTGTGGGCGTTAGTGGAAAGGCATCGATATAACTGTATGGGTGTGCGCGATTCGTTGAGCTATATTTCTAAGATGACAGGATTGAATCGACATACTGTGTCGCGGTGTGTGCATGAGCTTGCGAGTGAGGAGAAAAATATCATCTGGATTGCGGCAGAGAGCGAGAAACTTCTCATGCGGAAAATTAAAAAAGGTTATAAAACTTATATATTGTTTGTAGGCTTGAATAGGGCGCTTAAAGAAAGTGAGCGCGGTCTAGGAGAAAACACAATTTAGGAGAGTGATGATTAACCGCGCTCTTGATTATTATAGTTTATTGTCTCTCTCTTGTATTGCTTTTAATGTGTTTATCTGGTCAATAAGTTTGATTAAATCTTTGGTTGGAAGGTCGTAATAATCAACCGCAAGCCTTTGCTCTAATTCGTCTAATGTCATAACAAACCTTTAAACCTGCCTTCCTCAGACCATTGCAAAACTGTTCTGGCTCGTAGTAATGGGTCGGCTATGTAATAGCTAA